CGATCAGCTACCGGAGGTACTAAAAGAGCTCTTCCGAGCCCACTTTGGTATCTCCCTGCGGCAGGTGAGAAACCCGCCTCCTCCTGGTCTCGCAACCAGGCCCTAAGATTACTCCTAGGGACTCCCTAAAAGGGTGAGGACCACCTCAGTTTTGTGAAGACAGACTGAGGACGTCCGGAACGCTGAAGGTGATCTCCGTTACCAGATGTAGCACACAAGTGCGACATATGGTAATTCTTCTCGCCATTTGCACGGCGATGGAATTGGAGCATCACTTTCAGAAGGGCATCGGAACCATCTATTGCATTCGATGGGATCCGACTAGACACTACATACCCCTTGACTAAAGGAGCATGTAGCGTACGGTGAATCTTTTGGGTTTCATAACCCAAAGCTGATTCACGGCCCAATACAGGAGAAGACGAGAGGACAACAGGGAAATGATAAATCATCTCCTTTATCCACTCATCCAACCACCTCACCGTTTGCCAGTGACCAGCCCAATAGAGCTGATTACGAAGCGAAACAAGTGAGATGATTGCCTGTCCGTTCCGTCGTGATGTTGGGAACATTCTTCGGACGCGGACTATTGAAACGTCCTCGCCGTTGTAATATTCCTTCCCGCAAGACTCTCTGAACCTACCGGTCCAGAATGACTTGCCCGAGTTAACTAGAAACCCAAAGGCTTCTAGCTGCTCGATCACGATATGCACATATTCTACAGGAATGATAATATCATCCCCGTAGACACGCACCCGACCGAGAAACGATTTAATCGTTTTTCGATCAAGTGACGTCCTGAGTTCTCTTTCAATCCCAAGAAAGATGATGGTAAGGAATACCATCGCCTCAATTGGGAAACAGAGAGCTGAACCCATAGACGCGTACTTGGATAAAGAAATTACTCCGTATCCAGGTACATCGGCCTTCTGAGAGCGAGTGGCATCGAGGCCCTCACGCAAATGAGGAAATCGATGCGTCATCTCTCTTACGAGCCGATAGGAAACGCGATCGGATGCTTCACTCAAGTCGAGTGTAGCAAGTTCCCCGCTAAGGGAACCTTCTTTGGCCATGAGCTGGTTAGGCTCCTGGTCATCGAAGCCGAGAAAGGTCCGCAAGAAGTCAACCTTGCGGATACCTTCGAGGATAACCTCAAGGAGTCCTTGCTGTACATATTGTACAGCAGTCGGCTCCATGGCGATTATTCTCGGCGTTTTCTGTGTTTTAGGCACAGAGACAACCTTAACGGGTATCTCTGCGTCGGGTTCGAGGAAATGAACGTCGTCCTCATCGAAGCTATAATGCTTCCATGATGGAAACAAGTACTCCCCTGCTGGGAAGTACTTTTCCAGACGACTGGTCCAAACGCGCTGAGTGAACTTGTTGTTACCAACAAGTCCATCTGCAGTTGCGCCTGGGCCATGTTTCGGAACAATTTCTCCTTCGTAGATCTTACGATCTACGTGAGAGAACGTTTCCCGAAACAACAGCATCGCAACGCGCTTGAAGTCCTCAATTTGATGAGGCTTCCAGCTGTTTTGAATGCTGGCCATTTCCTTCTCACATTGGACATAACCTAGCATCGCATCGGCCTCCCTCGCATCGCTGCAAGGAAGGTCAATCTTTGCAAACATCAACGTAAGTTGACGAATGCATTGAATTGCGTACGTGCTAGGAGTGTCCAACAGGACACCACTAGACAGATCGAACACACGACCCAGGAAACCCCGGAACAGTTCCGGGCTACCGTTCTGGATGTGAAACGTTTTCACAAACAGATTGGGGTCAATCCGCCCTATATCGAGGCATTGTTCAAATGCCTTTCCATAGAGCGGAAGAGTTATCGTGAGAAACGATAACCCCTCGTGTTTGGTCCTCCATTGGACTGTTTTGCAGTCCATGGTGGCGCTAGTGTGCAACTGACTCGCCATCTCATAGGCGAGCTTTAACCAGAGCGACATTAGGCTTTTCAAAGCCCCTCCTTAAATAGAGGTGGTCTTTCCTTAGCCTAATGGAGCTGAGCCATTTCGGTTTAGCTATGAGTTGAACACAACATCTTTTATAAAATAAAAGAAGAGTGCCAACCACCATAGCGTGCCGAAAAGACCAAGGGAGATAGCAATGATCGTCGCAATCACGCCCATATAATCATATGAGACGCGACGACGGCGATGTAACTTGTACCTGCGTGAGAAACGCTGGGACATGTCACTGGAGTCAGGAGGAGATTTTAAGCTCCTGCCGACCCCATCGAGGCTATCTCGCCCGAGATATGTTCGTTTACCCTTAGGACGTCGTCCTAAAGGAGAATGAACATGTGGAGGGTCTCCATTCGAAAACGGAGGCCCCCCTCTCTCAGGACTCACCACCAAGTAGTTTGGTGATGACCAGGTCCGAAGATGCGGATATCTGGGTTTTGAAACCCGTATATACCGCGAGCGCCTCGGCGTTCGTGTATCCGGCAGGCGGTAGGTCAAAGACGGTATAAACACTCATACCGACCTTGACGTTCTGCGTGCTGATAAACGGATCCGTGGTGATCTTCGAATGGTCGACCCTTACGACACGTCTAGTGCGACGCCCATAGGCGTTTGCAAGAGACATATCGATAAGGCCATCAGCACTCAGGTATTTCGACGAACCGACCGCGGTATCAACCCGCGGAAGGGGAGTCGTAACCCCTGAGATAGTGATGGTCTGTGGATCGGCGAGTGCCATTAGGCACGCTCTCTTTCTGGGTCTTCTCTAGACCCGTCTTGGTGGACAGTGAACACTGTCCTAACGGCTACGGGATAATCCCAAAGCCGCCAGGATGGAGAGTTGGAATGAGTCTAACCCACTCCATTGCACTCCGAAACCAAAGGGATTAGCCTGGCGTCGTTTCTTAGTCTCTGTAACGAGAGTAATAGACGGCACCCCCTGTTTGGAATTCCAGAATTTGGAACCCTTGAGGGAATAGGTATGCTTATTGATGGAATGTTCCATCACATACCCATATGGCATAATCAGACCATAACGATTGGCATCCGAAATATTGGAAAGTACGTCTCCAGTATTCGAAAACCAATCAACGGCCCAGCTCCAAGGAGCTAGATTCCAGACGTTCTCTGGCGTAAGGGCTATGCCGAATGACAATTCGGCCTCAGCACGTAACTTAGTTATGAACGATGAACCTTTCAGGTCATCGGGCATAAAATAAGTAAACGCGCCTGAGAACCACTTACGACGCTCGGTCTCCACCGTGCGTATTCTAGTTCCAGATGTCTCCAAGAAATCCGACACAGGTCCGAATCCGG